CACTCCTACGAATTGTCTCCAATGTTTTGGTTTTGTTATTATTGTTTCTTCTTTTATATATTTAGAGTCAAGCTTAATTAAGTCCAGAGAGGGCTAAAAGCCTGAGTAGTCTATTTGTATATCATATACTATAGAATCTTTGTTTATAGTATCCCTATATTGCTTATGTTCTATAGGAAGTTCTACGGGGACTGCTATAGTATCAGTGTCCTTTATAATAGAAAGTACCGTATCAAAACTTGTTATGTATTTTGTAACAGTGTGAGAGATAATAGAATCTCTCACCACTGTTGTTGTGTCATGTACTTCTACTTTTCTTTCAATAATGTCCGTCTTTTTATTTGAAAGACATATACCTAAGATAGTACATATTATTATGAGGATAATCACAAGAACACCTAGAACTTTATTTAAAATCTTTGAGTTCATTCTAAAATAGACATTGTTAAAATAGTTTCTAATCTTCGAAGCTTAGTTTGTTCTAACTCTAATCCAATTTCTCCAATTTGTAAAGTAATTTTATCAGGCTCTACAGATACAAAAGTTGTTTTTCCCTACTAAGTATAATCAATAGTTCTTAACATGCAAGACTGTGGGGATACCGTGATTTCATTAAGTTTACCGTCCTAGGAGCCATTATATTTTAAAGACGCTCTAGTGCCTGAATATCCAACTTGGTCATCTACTAATTCTAACCGTATATTATTAGTTTGAATTCCCCAAATATTAGAATATATATTTCCTAAAGACATCCCCCCTTCCCAGGTAAAATTTCCTTCCATTTCAGCGCCCTAAGCAGTAATATATTCCTTTCCTTCTATTTCTTCATGGGTTACATAAGAAGAAGTGTCATATACTTCACTCCATTTAGAATGGTCCATAGATATTTCTACCTCACTTGTTGGGAAGAATATACTGTAGGTATTATCTATTGCAATACCTAAATTAACAAATATAGCGTCAAATAAATCCTAGCATTCATCTATATTTAATAGTGATCCTTCTACAGCTATCCAGTCTGTTACCTCGAGCTTGTAAGAACTGTCATTTACTCGTATTTTCCATGTAGTTTCCGCAGACTCCCAATATACTTTAATATAATTGATTGCCTGAGAAGACAGCAAGGCTTTCTACTTTACCCAAAATATAAAACTGGGAATAATCTTTGTAAATGTTATATCTGAAGGAGTATAATCCGATTCCCAGGCAAAATAATCCAGAGTTGAAGGAAACTTATCCAAAATAAAATAATACACATTCTCTCCCTCTGTTATGGTATTTTTATACAAACCTCCGTATGTATATTTAGATTCGTTTCCTATGTAGCAGGCCACAGTTGTATTTGGGTAGATTTCGGAGAGTTCTTTAACATTTTCTACCCAATTTTTTAAATCCTGCTTATCTGCCTTAGTTTGACATTGTGTGCTAATAACTGAATCGCACTGTGTTTTAGTATAATAATTGTTTAAGTCTGAAGACATTGCATATTCCCCTACCGGCTGGAAGTTTGCAGATACCCAGGCTGATTTAGCATATTGCACTAAACTCTGGTGAGTTTTCAGATAATGCTAGTCTAAAACCCAATCTTCAACTCTATTGCAACTATCTAGCAACTCCGCCTTAGTAGCGTATTGTCCTAAATTAATTTCGTCAAGCTGTTTCTATATATCTACAAGAAACTCTTTATTAACCCACATTTGGTTAAGTATATCCCTCCAGTCCCCATTATTCCAAACATGAAGACTGAAAGAATTCTCATCATACTCCAGCTTTTTAAGCCAGAGTATGTTCTTTGAGAATGGCTCTTCTAATGTATAGAATAATCTATCAAAAATGGTTATTCTTTTCATTTGCTTGTTGTTTTATTTTGTTTAGCAATTTGTTTAGCTTTTAATTGCTAATCCTTCTTTGCTTTATCTTTTTCAAATTGGAGTCTTTCTTTGTCAAGTTGAAGCTTCTTGTCAAACTGACTTACCTAAGCTTTAAGCTTTTCTCTCTCCCCTTCTGACATTTCTTGAACTCCATCATCCTAATTCATAAGAGCAAGTCTGTCAGCCTCAGCCTACGAGTTAATCTCAGCAACCAGAATCTTGGTTTCATTGTTTTCCTGATTCATCTTATATTGCTGCTCCATCTATGCTTGGGCTGTTGCTGCTTGCTATTGAATCTGCTACTATTGTATTTGCATTTGCTGCTCCTGTTGCTATTGAGCTTGCTACTGTCTCTACTGCTCTTCTCTTTCAATCATTCTGATCTTCTCCATAAGAGAGTTAGAAGTATAGAGTTTGGCAATAACAGATAATGAGTATCCATTTTGGAGAGCTGCTTGAGAAAGCATATCAATCTTTTGTGAGAGCTCCTGCAAGGCATTGCTGTTGTCAACTACAAGACCATAATCACTTTCTGCAAATTCATCTCCAGGAATATCCATAACTGCCTGCTGTCCATCACTAAGAAGATACTGGAACTTCTTCTTACGGGTTTTTAATGCAATCTTAGCAGTCTCAAGGAAGGCTTCAAGTACTCTCTTCTTTACATCATCATGTTGTAGGAATAACCACTCAGTAATATGTGAAGATTGTAAAGTAGCTCTTTCTACGCCACCAACAGTTTCCCTATTTGAAACCTGCCCTTCTCTTTGTTTTGAGATACCTGCAACTTCTCCCATCTCTCCTTTTATATATTCAAGGAGTTGAATGGTTTGCTGAATAGACTGTCCTAATTCCATGTCGATTACTCCGGAAGAAGCGTTATTTAGAGCACCTGCGAGTTTACCAGTAGCAGCTCCAATATTTCCTTCCTTGAAAGAGTCTATTACTGCAATATTGAGAAGCTTAGCATAATACATCCACTTCTCTACAGTCCAGCCTTTAGGAACTTTTGCAAGGTCTAATGTCATTACCTTTCCTTGACTTTTTTCTACAAGCTTATTGAGTCTATCGTGTACAGCGTCATAATAATATGAATATGGTTTCATCATATCCACTAAGGAAAAAGGTTTCTCTCCGTTCTGATTATAGATAGAACCAATAATGCCGAAGTGACATCTGGAAGGATTAGACAATCTGTTGTATTGTACAACTCTTGGGCGCATATTAACGTAGATATCTTTACCTATCTTAGTACCTTCCCAAGCCTCATTTATCCAGAATATTTGTTCTTCTTCGCCATCAGCTACATTAAGAACATAAGTTTCAGGCTAAAAGCTATATATTGTCTCACCAGTCTCTTTATCATAAGATTTAACTTTTTTAATCTTTCTACGAGATTTCCAATAAGTTCTGATGACTCTAATGTTTCCAAGAGTGTCATAAGGCATTAGATCATCCCCGGCAACATTCTCATTAAACAGATTAGTGTAGAAGTCGTCCTCAAAACTATCAGAAATCATATGGTTGTGGATAAATCCCTTTCTATCGTCATAGTTGGCCATATCATCATAGGTTCCTTCCTAAGTGCCTTTAGCCATATTTTCGATAGACTTTATATCTGCAGCAGTAAGAACATCATAATAATGGTCATATATTTTACCAGGATTCCAATACTCCTCGATAATAATCATGTCAGCATCTTCTACTTTATTGGAATATCCAGATCTGAATATACGAACATTTATTGGATTAAGCTTTTCAATTACCGGCTCTCCTCCAACTATATCCACCTGATATAATTCTTCTGCTACAGTCATAGCATCTTGGAAACCTTGATTGAACAGTATTGGTATATTATACTCCTTACAATAATGCTGCAAAAGAGCATTTGCTCTCATCTCCCTGATATCCTGCCACTCATATTGGAAGAAGTAGTCCATCTTCTCCAACTCCTAATTAAATTCTTCTTCTGATTGAGATTTATCTTGAATCATCTGCTGAAGTCTTGCAAATAATTCCTGTTTTTTGGCATTCTCAATTTCAGATATAGAGTTAGGGTTAGTTACTACTACTTTCCAATCAAATATTCGTTTAGACTCCTCACCTTTAAGTACATTAAGTTTGGAGTTAATAATGGGATAGTGCTAGATTTTATTAGGTATATAGTCAGCCTACACCTATGAAGGATTCACAATAAATTGCAAATCCTACATGTGAATAATACCATTAACTAAGTCTTGGTTAATTCTCATACCTCTAACACTCTTTCTAACAGGAGAATAGTTAAAGTATGTTTTAGATTCAGACCAATCCATAATCTGCTTACGCCAAGCTTTTGTCTTTCGTTTAAATGGTAATTGCTGCTATGGAAATTGTATCATTGTATTCATATTAAGTACTTTCTTAAAAGTTGCTGCAAAATTAGTATATTATTTTAACATGTACAATAGATTAAGTGATTTAGTTATAGGTCACTATAGATTTCGCTAAATTTACTCTGGAATTTCTTATCATAGTTAGAAGTAAAAAAGTCGTCATTTGCCAATCCCGTAGTGTCTACATCTTGTCTTGCTCTGGACATATCATCCTAATATAAAATTCTCTTCTCTTCTCTTGCCAACATTACCATACCTAAAGAGCGTATACGGTCGACATTGACTTCTGGGGAGAAGTTTGCCAACTCATCAAGTAGAGCTCTGTTTCTCACAAAGAAGACATTTGGAAGTTCTATCTGTTGATCAACACCATCTACTTTCTAAGTTACTACCTAAGGAGTTAATAACCAGTCTCTTATAAGATTATTTGCATAATCATTTATAGCAGCACTGGCATTAACACCATATTTGTTGCTACCAAAAGCACTATACTTTACAAGTTGTTTTTCTCTTAAATACTCCGGAGTTTCCGCAAGTAAATGCGTACAATTCATTTTAGCAAAGTATGCGTACCATCCTTTTTTATTGGATTCCGCCAGTACTTTAGCATTATAGAACATACATAATAATCTTGTAATCTCATAGTTATCTTCTGCAAAAGCTTTACGTCCGGTAAACTCAGCAACTATCTTATCAGTAAATAAATCAAATACAATAGTTGAACTTAATGACGACGAATCTGCCTAATCATTATCTACAGGGTCTAAACCTATAATATATCTTCCACCGTAAATATTTCCATTAGAGTCTTTTTCAGGCATTTCAAATATCTCTATAGCACCTGGGGTATCATTTGCCACTCCCCACTTTCTAATAGGCTCTTCCTAAGTTGGTCTGAATTCTACTTTATCCTTATTGAGGACCAGATTTCCAACATATACATCTGAGAATGCATTAGGGTCAGCATCTAATTGAAGCATACGCTCATTAATTTGTGCTACTGGGAAGTAAGCTGCCTTAACCTTGATAATAGCTTCTGCAGGAGTTATTGGGTCTTCTGCTATTACTCGTAGAACTGACTTGGGGTCTGCCGAGTATTTGGCAGTATATCTTGCCATAAGTATCTCCAGTAAAGCCTTTATTACATCAGATACACCGTCTTTACTGTAACAACCCTATCGATTTATATATGCAGGGAAGAAGTATCCAAAATGTTTCTTACCCTGTTTAGGCTTATCATACACATTATCATTATATAATAAGTTGTAACCTTCCGGGCTGTATAATAAAGTTTTGGCAGAACTAAAGTCAGATTCATCTTCAGCAGCAGTTCCCACTAAATACATACAAGCGAAAGCAAGTCCACCATCTTCTACGGAACGTCTTGTAATATCATAAAGAGAAAGTAATCCCTTGAAAGAGCCCATTTCTTCAAATAAAATCCAACCACGTTTACCACGAAGTTTCTCAGAGTCATCCTTTGAAGATACTGCAAGTACTTGGTTAAGGGAGCCTCTTTCAATTCCATACTCATCTTTATATCCCATTTGCCAAGTCATATCATTAGGCGAATTCTTAAGGGTAAGTCTTGGAAATGGTGTATTAGACCACACGAAGTTAATTGCAGGCTTAAACTTAGATAAGGTACCATCTTTAGCGTCTGCAAGATATTCTTTTTGGTAAGCAGTAAGCACTGTAATTACACGCTTTTTTGACATAGTATTTTCTCCCAAAATAAGGTTATGGGACATAATGGCAGAAAGACTGTAGGATTTACCACAACCACGTTTTGCCAATTCTATGGCATGCTTACCTGCATTTCTGGCTTGGTCAAGATAGTGGAATCTCCAGTATATTCCTTCAAAGAAGTATGGAAACTCTTCAGTACGAACTGCCATTTTTTCAGTTACTGCCTTATTTACCATCATAGGTCCATAATTAAGAAACCAGTAGCAATATCCAGTTACCCACTCACCATCACTTTCTCGAACATATCCCTCTCTAATTCTTCTAATCTCTTCATCCCAGAATTTTCTATATTCAGACTAAGGATTACTATTAGGCTTAAGTAGAGTATAACAACCATGCTTTAAGAAATGAAGTGCAGGTTGTCTGAAATAATCCATATCCTAGACTATGTGAGGATGGGATACATCAACTATTACTCTTCCTTTGTCATCATGAGGGCAATCTTTAGCATAAGGTCTATCAGGAGATATAAGCCATTTAATGAACTCTACATTCTATATGAAGTCCATTAACTGCTCAATTACCTCCTCAGGATACTATGATATCAGCTCATCTGTGAGCTGAGTTTGGTATTTATTAAACTACATAATGAGCCGTATTAAATATCCTCAAACATTGATTTCTCTTGAGAGCCTCTAACCCTATCAGATTGTACAATCTCTCTTGCTACCTTTCTTTCGACTTCATCAATCTTTGCAGCAAGATCTGCCAGTTTAACTATAGTGTTACTATATTGTTCCAACATTTTTGGCTTCTTTTCAGGGTCTGCACTTTCTATATCTTCTGTAGTAACCATAGCTCTACGAATAGTTTGCACACCCTTTTTAAGGTCCTCCAAAAGTAGGGCAGAATCAGACTTAAACTGGGAATAAAATTCCATGGCTTCATTTACAAGTTTATCAGGCTTCCAAGTATCTTTAATGCCCTCACCTATAATAATCTGCTAAGCTCTTTCTTCTCTGTCAAGATACATTTTGTAATCACTTCTGGGATCCTCCATAAAGTATACAAATCCTAATTCCTGAAGTGCTACTTGCTTTCCTTTTGACTTATCTCTGTTCCATATTGCCTTAAATGGCTTTAGGAGAATCGCTTCTTCAGATATACTTAAGTTATATCCTTCGTATTTGAATAATCGCATAATCTTCTCATTAAAAATATCATTGCTTTATTTTCCAACTCTATAATAGCCTTTCCGTCATCTTCTTTATAGGTAGACTTATAATTGTGTTTTATGTCTCCTATAAATTCTGTTGGACCATCTCTCTTCTCAGAAAAAATTTCCATCTTTAGAACTTTAATAGCAGGTATAGCAGCTCTTATAGTTTGAACATATGTGTGTAGATACTCTCCATTTATCTCAGAGTAGTTATCTAAAAATCTTTTAAAACCGTCTGTCATAATAAAAAATGCCTAGCCTATTGGAAGGCTAGGCTTTTAGTTAGGGAATAATAATTGAAGGCTCCTGATGGATAATACCTGAGTCAGGCTGATCCTCTCTCCATTCAGTTATAACATATTCAATGTCATTTACCTGGAGTAAAAGGTAAGTTTGTCCGTCCATCTCTACTTGAGGAATATTAAAACCTACAATTTCATTATTCATAAGGTCATTCTTTACAGAATCCTCGCGGAATTTCCTAACTGCATATTTTTTAGGATTAATTTTAACATAGTCACCTTCGGAAATCTCATGAACAGCACTTCCTACTGCAACTACTTTTTGAATTTCTTTAAGAGCTCCCTGAACTTTTGAGGGATCTATAATAGTGCTATCTACTTCATCTATACCATACTTTTCCATGGTAGTTACTATAGAAGTAAATAGAGGTTTAATCTTTATTGGAGTTATCATTTTCTTTTAAGTGTTTTATGTATTCAAGTCTTTTTAGTACCCTTAGGTATCTCCCGTAATCACAGGAGAATTTACCTAAGGATGGAATATTTATACTTGTTCTCAGTTGATTGAACTCTTCTTCAGAAAGCCCTTCTTTAAGAGGAAGCTGTGATATTGAAGTTCTTACAAACAACCAATAGGCTCTATATGTCCTATCTACTACCTCAAAGGGCAACTGTAAGTTGTTGGCTACCTTAGAGATTATTTCTTTATATGTTTGTTCTTGCGCTGTCATTCAAACGTAAAATATAACATTAAAGAGAAGCTCTTAGGGTTCTGACCATCAAGGTTTGGAATATACCGGGGATTTATCTTGCCATCAACTATAAACTTATGCTTTCTTAGTTCTCCCATTGTAACTTGAAAGTAAGAGTGAGTCATATTACATTCCTCTACAACTTTCTTTTTGGTACTCTCACTCATCACATTTTCATCTAACAGATTCACATCGGTAATAACTTTACTGAGTTCATAACGTGCTTTTAAAAAAGCAGCGGCTAAATCTATTTGACGATCTGTAAGTTCGTGATAAGGCTTTAAGAATATAAGCCAGTTTTTGAAAAACCCTTCAAGACTAGTAGGTATTTTTACTATACTACTAGGCTTAATCATTACTCTTCAACTGTTTCTTTTTCTTCCTTCTCTGGAATAGACATTGTTTGTACAAGTTCCTCAGTGCAAGTAATCACAAAATTACTGGGAAATTTATCAGCATTCTCAACTACCTTAAACAGATAGTCAATACGTTTAAAAGCAGCTACTTCTGAAAGTTGCTGTACCCTTGCCATAAGTTGATTACGCTGCTCAAGCAGACCATTTGCTGCCTTCTCCAATTCTTCATAAGAGAGTTTCTTTTCGTTATTCTCTGCCATAATTTATAAATTATTAAGTAAAACTTTTATTATATCGTGTTTCATACATATACTGCCAGGCAGTAACATGTGCATTATCTATATCAGTGCTTCCACAATCCTCACAATAACAGGTATCCTAATTATCGAAAAGACGCATTACTTTTAAGGATAGACAATGTTTACAATAATGTACCGGAATATTATTGTATTTATTATCCTAATTGTCTGTTACTTTCTCAATCATAATAAAATAAAACTAAGCATGTTCCTGTATGAACGATTTGTACTATTTGAGATTTTTTAATTCCCAATTCATTTACCTGTCTTGCAAGTAAATTACTGTTATCAGCTACCAGTGTTTTCATATAATTAATTTTGAGAGCCCCTTAACAGATTTGAACTGCCGACCCTCTGACTACAAAACAGATGCTCTACCAACTGAGCTAAAGGGGCGAAATCCCCCTGCCAACCGCCAGCTAGGGGGCAAATGCTTCTCAGCATTTACTTATTCTTAGATACCCATAATATGGCTACACATATAACCACTATTAGGAATATTACTTCCATTATCGTCTTTTAGTATTAGCTACCTTGTTCAAATTATTTGCCCTATCTGACAAACTCTTTGCTTGTCTCTTAGCTTCTTTTACTGCTCTGGACATTCTTTTGGTATCTCCCATAATATCTTGATAGCGTTCCATTACTCTTGCATCTTCTTGAGCTTACCACTCAATTTCCTAAGCACTCATTTTAGGCATTTTCAATCCTCCTGTTTAATATGATCCTTTACGGATATTTTGTTTAACTTATCTTCAAAATCGATAAACCATTGTTCATTAGTAAGCCTTTTAGCTTCACATCTACTGACAAAAGCGTTTATCATTAGCAAATAATCCTCAGCTGTAATAGCTTCTATATTCTACTTATTTTGCATATTTTGAGTTTTTTAAAAGCCACTCCATTTGCTTTTCCGTATAAGCACATAATGTAGTAGTTGCATTTACTCTTCTCTCAAGTGGATATTTATATACTTCTGTTTTGTTAGTATCTTTAAATATCTGCAAATCTTCCTTAGTTATACCTAATTTGTCTAGGTATTTCTGCACTTTCTTTTCCGAAATAAGTACATTACCATATTTATAGATTATCATAGTTGCCCTAATAGGATTCGAACCTATACCAAGACTTTTAGAGAGTCCTCTGCTAACCATTACATACATAGGGCAATATCCCCCCCTTTTGGAGGGTGACGATTATTCTTTGGTAACCGTCTTTGTTTTTCTTACTCTTTTAGTTTTCTCCTTTATCTCTACTGCCGGAGTTTCCTCTTTACTTCCTCTGCTTTAGTTTCTTCCTGACGTTTAAAACGTAAACAAAAATGTTTAGCATCGGTTCTAAAATAGAAATAACAAAAAGTAATAATAGCAGCTAATGTAAGTATACCCACCATAGGCCAGAACTTAACCATAAAGGTTGCACCAACTGCGCCTAAAAGTAAATTACATAACAACATTACTACGTAAGCAGCCAGGCATAAAATTCCAAAGGCTGCAACAGTAAACGCGAGGATAATTCCTGCATACGTTAAAACGGCTTTAAATTTTTGCATATTATATAAATTATGAGTTTCTTGCATCTTCCGGATTTATGATTACCATATTACAGCTGTCAAATTGTTTGGGAGCTGCTTTAGGTTCTTCATAAACTATAGTACATATTCCCGAAAATTTAAAAACATTAGTATTTATGTCTCTTAAATACTCTTCTAATGTCCTTACGGTTTGTCTTGCTTCTTGGAGTTGCTCTTCCAGATCCTGCTGTCTGTTAATTAGATTACGAATCTTATCTTCAGCATCCTCTGCCATTAACTCCGGAAAGTTAAATACTATCTTCTCTATCTTCTTCATGATTGGAGACGTTTTTTAAATTCTTCCCAGGACTCTTCAGTATTAGCCCTTGCAGTTGCCTTTCCTGTGGTTGCATTATATACAACTCCCGGATTCCACCCAAGAATACCAGGGCATGCTTTATGTGAAGCATCATAGTGTCTTATAACTCTCTCAATTGGTATATTATAAGTTTGCATTAAAACCTTTGCTAACTTAATTGCATTGTTAAGAGATTCTTCAGTAAAATACCATCCCTCATGGTTAGGTACTGCAAATGATGTGCCTGCTTTTTTTGATGAGCAAATTTCTATACTCACACAGTCTTTATTAGTAATACCGTATTTGCCATTTCCATCGCCTACAGCCCAGCAGAAATAATTATGGGGTGCCGGATTTGCTTGTAGTATAGTTTCATCATCTACAATAAAGTCAGCGCTTGCAATTCTTCCTTTTACTAATTTGCCATCTTTGGTATAGTGATCTAACCAGACAAGTCTATTATTAGCTGCAGCTCCCTTCTTAGAAGAAGCACTGGCAGTATAGTGAATTACCAGATATTTAATATTACGGTTGGGAGCATTAGTAATATTAGTAGTTATTGGGGTATATTCTGCGGCTGTTACCACTTCAGGTTCTTGTAATGCTTTCCAAGTTTCTATACCGACAATACCATCAGGTTTTACACCATGTTTTGTTTGCCAGTCCTTAACTACTTTTTCAGTTCCCTTACCAAAAACTCCGTCAATTTGTTTAGTTGGCATATTGAGAAGGCACTGCAGTAATCGTACTGCTTCTCCTTTTGATCCTACTTTTGCTGTTTCCATATTCTTCATTTTTAGTGGTCTTGAAAGAATTGAACTTTCCTAACCTTTATAAAAGGTGCGTCGCCACTACGCTTAAGACCAAATAGTGGACTTTATACACTGCCCACTGAGTGTTCCAAAACAATTATTCACAAAGCTATGATCTTTAATCACGCTGCAAAGGTACAACAATTATTTTAATTGTGCAAATATTTTTGCAAAAAAATGTAAAAAATTTTTATTTTAGTCTGCTGAAGATTACACTAATGACAGATTACAGAGTGCCTCCTCTCCTATAAGTTCTGGTACCCTAGACACTTCCATCCCAATTATATCGAGTTTCAGTTGTTGTGCTAGTTGTATTTGACTTAGTAGTACCATACGCGGGAATAAGATTTAACAATCTTAGGATCTCTTGCTTCTAAGTCCTATACTAAGGATTACTAACATCCATTTTTGGATATCTGTACATTAAGTCATATATAGCCTACCGTGCTCTAACAGCATCCTATGACCAGGAAGAGTCTATTGGATGAGTATCAAGGAACTATAAATTTCTTCCCACCCAATCATTATTATAGGTATACTATGTCCAACCATTAAGAGGTATAAACTTAAGATATCCGGTATTAGTGTCAAAATACAAATCAAGACCTTGTCTGTTTGCTTGTAATCTTAATCTTCTAAAATCCTACGCACTAAAGTCTCCCTATTTGCCTAAGAATAAATTATTTTCAACATTTCCAAAAGCATGGTCTATAGTGGTATTCTCATAGTTTCCATAATTCTGGGAAGTGTGCTAAGCATCTCCTAAATTAAACATACTCTAAATATACTGTACTGATGAAGGTATTAAATTAGCTCTGGCTTGCTGGTACTATCCCACACCATTATTAGTAATTACATTCCCATCATACTTACTTGCCCATCCAAAATGCTAGTCCTGTAAATCATTAAAGTCCTGGTAATTATCTCTTGTGATAGTTCCAAGAACACTTGATAAGTAGTTATTTCTGAGTACTGTTGGATTTATATTTAAAGAAGTATTGCCTATTGCCGGAATATAAGTTTGAGGAATTACCTACTATGCTGCAGAAGTTATCAGTGAGTAATTAGCATCTTCAGATGGATTTATTTCTTCCTAACCTCCCTCATTATAAAGCACCGGATATCTAAAGCTCTTAAAACTAAATGGGTACAAAGGACCTCCTGTAGAATGGCTATACTGATTCTAAGGTTGTAGCGTCTAAACTCCAACAGCTGTAGGTACTGCTGTAATACCCACTTTTTTCATTGCTTCTCTAAAAGCCTAAATTCTTTCTGGGGTAAGCAAATTATTCTATCTTAGATATTTTATGAGTTCCCAACCATAACCATTAGAACTTTCTAAAGCTTTTACTATCTGTTCGTCTGATTTTTTATCTATTATTTTATTTTGAAGTTCTACTGAATTGCTTTGTAAGTGTACTTCTCCCAGCAATATATTTCTTGCATCAAAGTTAGTGGTTACCATTTCGTCTATCATATCGAAATCTTTAAATCTTTCTAAGTTAAGGAATTCATCACCAAAAGCCTCTTTTAAAATATTAACTTCTTCATCAGTTAACTCTATACCATTATCTAATCTATGTCTTAACTCGTGAGGTAAAGCTTCTATTTTTCCTGCTTTTATTGCTATTCTGTCTGTAGAGGTATAATATACACCCTCAGCACTATAATTAGGATACGCCTTTTGAAAAGTACTCTCCGGATACATACTCCACGTATTCCCTATGCGAGCCCTCATCTTTCTAAGAAAATCCTCTGAATTTCTTATCCAAGGTCTTTGCTGCGCCATTCTAGGAAATACAGATGTTTCAAATAGCTTAGAAATATGACTTGGTAATGCACGATAGTATACTCCCAAATCTTCAGGTGCTATTGGTAAAAAACCTGGACATCCAGTACTCATATACTACTACATCTATATAGGAAGTATTTTCTTAAAAAAGGGGTCTGCATAATCTAGATAACTGTCACCAAAACTTCTCATGAAAGATTCTTGTGTACCTGCAGTAGGCGCTGAAAGTATTTCATTAACGCTCATTTTATTATTTAGTGTTTTACCCGGCATTGAAGGAACATAAGTATTTGCTATAGGATCCCAAGTATATTTAACAACTTTAGAAGCATCTACTGGATCTGTTACAAAGTATGAATTATTATATCTTCCTGAATAAGGCGCAATTCCTAACTTCAGATTCTTATATAAATGACTTGCTTCGTTATATGCATTTTTAGCCCCCTCAACCGCATTCTGAGCTATCAGCCTTCCTTCTGTGCCTATTCCATGTGTTAGAAACCCTAAATCTAATGCTGTTAAGGCAGCGTCTTTTGTATTATCCCATATAGAATTATTTGACCTGTCTTTTGTAAATTGCGTGTATAAATTATTAGCAGCTCCAGCATAACCAGCAGCATGTGTCCATGCATTTATATAAGGTACAGCAGCAGAAAGACTGGTTCCCAATAAAGCATTACCTGGATTCCATAATGCTTCTAATGCTGGAAGAGCTACATTTGGTATTATATCACTTGCAAGAGCAACAGTAGCTGGAGCAGCTAAAGCGTAAAATTCAGGATGCACTGACTTTAATGCTGGAGACATTGCGACTTTTGCAACCGCTTTATTTCCAATATCTTCCGGATGTTGATAAAAATATGCTTCATTTGATGCTGCAGCTTGTTTTTTAGATGCTAAATTTAAAGTATATTGTATCATATTTTGTATATCTTGTTGTGCTTTTTTTGCTGCTTCTATTTTTTCTTGAGGAGTTACATTCATTATAGCATCTGCTTCTCCAGATGAAAATGGGTCGATAAACATATAAGGAGATTTTACTACTTGTTGAGTAGGTTCAGAATCTCCTTCATATAGATGACCTCCTTCTGCTGCATATTTAGCATACGGAACATTATTTATAATACCACTGGCATCTGTTACACTTTTCAGTGCAGTACGTATTGGAGATAAGTAGCCTTCTGAAGCTACCTACCTCATCTCTCTTTGTATTCTGGGTCTGTCGAGAATAGCATTGGTACCAACAACAGTTTCTCCCTGTGTATAATCACTATTTGGATCATAGTATCCAAGATAATTTCTTCCTGTAAGGTTTCTTTGCTTTACTTGTGTATCCTTTATAAAGTTATCTACTTGCTCCTCCGTGAAGTATGGATAATTTTGTTTAATTATTGTTCTCCAGGTATCCAGCTCTCGGGGGGATATTACATCGCTAATATGGGATGTATTTCTCTTATTAGGTCTGGTGTCTACTTGTTTTACAAACTCTTTTATATCTCCCTCTTCTATTACAGTTCCATCAGGGAGAATTTTCATAGAGGTTGCATAGTAATCATAGGGATTTTCCTTATCTCCTCCTTCCTCAAAAGTTCTCTTTATCTCTCCTAAGTTATTTATACCATTAGAAACTGCAGCCTTAATAAGGGCTGCCTTTTCTTTAATTGGTAAGTCGTTCCATTTTTTCATCGTCCTACACTTGTTACTTTAATATTTTTAATTCTGTTAACTGCTTTTCTTCCTCGTACTAATGCTCCACAATCTTTACATCTGTATAACTGATATTTACCAACACTGGTGTGATAATATTCTCCTATAAGTTCTTCAAGATTTCCTGAACCACAGTTGCAGCAGTTTATCTCTTCCATATCGCAGTAGATAGTATTGAGATTTGGATGCCCTTTAATCCAAGGTCTGAGTTTTAAATATACTTCCTCAAGAATTGTAACATCTTTCTTATTATATTCCAGCATATAACTGAGGGCTTCTTCATCTCCTTTCATACAGTTTGCCCATAATTCAAAGTCTGTATCCATTTTATGTTCTATACCAAAGTATCCTGCAAGAGCATCCAGTTTATTAGAGCTAAAGCCAAACTGTTTCTTTGCTATTCTCAAAGTGTCTATGCTGAATACAGATTTATAGGGGGGAAATCCATTTATAATAAATCTTGCATTTATTTTAGGTATATCAAACTTATCTCCATTATGTGCTATAATAATATCTGCCTTACTTACCAAATCATATAAGTCAGCCATTATTCTGCAGTCATCCTCCTCCTTTACTTCTTCAGGAGTTAATACTTCCCCCATTACTTCTCCGGAATATAACCATTTTGCTGACCATGCTAAGCAGAACCATTCACTTATAGTCTGATCTAGAGATATATTTTCTTTCCATCTCTTCCACACAAAAGCTCTCATTGGAGCTGTCTCTATATCAAATACAAGAATTTTAGGTACAAATCTGTCTTTGCTGTTTAAACCTCTTTTCCATTGTTTGTAAAGATTTCTTGCTTCAATTACATCTTTAATTGATGTATGTAACTTCTTTGCTGCTCTTGGAGCACCTTCATTAAGCCACCAGGGTTTTCTGATAAATAGCTAAACCAGTTCGTTTACATTCATAATATTATTGTATTTAAATTAGTTGCATAAGCAAAGAGTACTCCTGTAAAAGAAATAAATCTATACGGGAGTACTCTCATATCACTTATTGAAACAATCTTCTTTTTTAGGTTGTTCCACTTTTCTGCAGTTATTCATACTTACAGCAAACTTTGCCATAAATTTATCTCTCTTCTCCTTCCATTTAAGGAGATCCTGTTCTATTTGTTCTCTCTCAGTCATAGTTATAATGAGGACATACTTATCCCCATACCTTATTATATATATAAATAACGTCTTTATACAAAGAGACCTCCCCACTTCTACGCCATTTTTTAAGTGAGACAGGCTGCCTTCCGGCACATTCCAATAATTCAAAGAGGCGTTTATATATTATTAGTTCTCCTCTTAGTTATCTCTAGCTGCTATTACCTCTGCCCTTTACTGATACCCTTTATTCTCTCAGTTTGGCTAGCAGACTCTTTGTCTTATCAGAATGCTCTAAAGTATTTGACGGTGCAAAGATAGTACAAAAAATTTATATATGCAAGAGTTTAGTTAAAAAATTGTTATTAATTAGGAAAATGCTAATTTTACTCTAATTTTTTTTTGAAATTTTTTT